CGCCTAAGCGTATGACAGCGTAAAGCTGACTAGGGGGCCCGTAGGCCCGGGGGGGGTGGGAGCGGGCAGGTGACTGCCTACACGGGATTGCGACGTTGTCTGCGCGGACGGGCAGCTCCTTCTACTCTGTCTCCATCGGCTCCTCCCCCGCTACTGGAGGGGGGGGGTACCGATGAGACAGAACGTGAAGGCGGCATGCTGCGGCGTGGGCGCTTATCACGAACGTTCGCATCTCGTTCACCTGGACCACGGTCACTCCGCCGAGTGCAACGCGTGTGTCCATCAACACCTGGAAGAGCTGTTCGAGCTCGACGAGGTGCTGATCGATCGCCTGTTGGATTTGTTCCATCCTTGTCAGTTTGTTGTTGACTAGGACCGGCTTGGACCTCACCGTCTAATGCGACAGACATCTTCGGTTCCAAATCAATTGATGTTGTCAGGCGGGGAAGTCCACTGGTTGGTCCGGTGTACGCCTCGAGCAGCGCAATGTGCTTGAGGAGCTCGGCAGTGGTAAGGCCGAGCTCATTGGCTACAACGTCATTCCAATCCGAAGAATCGGATTGGGGCCAAGAATTGCCGAGATGATCGTCGTTCTTGACCCAGAATGGAATGTCGTTGTAGTCTGCGTATTGGACCACGCGTGCAGTGCAGTTGCGTTGATATGCGCGACACCAATGGCCAATAAACGGTGTCTTGCAATCAGTCACTAGATACGCCTGCGTCTTAGCCCAGCCTATGTCTTCAATCTCAGACTGGGTGTCGCAGGTCGTATGTAGCTTTAGCAACGTGCGGAATGGTGACTGCACAGAAGCCGGTGACGACCAGGGATCGAGGTAAACTCGTGCAAGGAATGTCACTGGAGAGCCGCGAGGTGCGCGATTCACTATTTTCAAGTCAAAACCAAGGGAAGAAGCAGTATCAGTGAGGAGGGTGTCCGAAACGTTGCCGGAACGGAGACCATCGTCACCGTAAACAATGCCAATCCAAGACCATGCTTCGCCATCGTCCATCCCAGCCAATCGGTTGGCCAAGTAGGAGACGAATGCGTTAGCAATGCTGTTACCGTCAGTTGTGAGTGCCGAGCCGCTGAGGCGGCTGCAGTCAGGGTTATACTTTAGACCGAGACGGGTAACAGCTGGGGCCTGGAGTTCATTTGCCAATAGTTGAGATAACTCGGCCAAGTGGTCCAGATGCACCCACCGCTTGTAGATTGCAAACTCGACGCACTCACGCATAAAGCGCAAGAATGTGCCATCGAATTTGCTGTAGTCAGTCTCAACCAACTCAGTGGTACTGGCAGCCAAGTTTTGCACTGCGTCGGCTATTTCAGCCGGTGTGTGCGTTGGCATGTACCACGGAACATGTTGGAGAGTACTAGCTTTGAAAGCGTAGGTGTAGCTGGACAGCTTGACATTTTGGTTGTGCGGAACGGTCGAAATATTCCGCGGATAATTTGGGGCATTGTATGCTTCTTTCTTTTGGAACGCCTTGACGATCATAGTGAACTCATCGTGATATCGGTTAGCATCGTTGCGAGCCCGCTGTAATGGCTTGCTTTGCTGCTCCTCGACATACGTGAGGGGGTAGGGACGGCCGAGACCGGCCTCGGGCACCAGATGGCGCACGAAATCCCTAGCCACTTTGCGCATCCTAGGTGTTATGTGCTCACGGCTCTTAGCCTTAGCTTGCGGACCTGCAATGCGGCCGTCAATCGTGGCACGCTCGTTGGACCGAGACTCATTTGGAAACACAGCTGTTTGAGTCAGCGGTCCGGGAGCGTACTCACGGGCGTAACACTTGCCCTGCTCAGCGGGATCGACGTCGTAGAGGCTACCAACGGCTTGGTAGTGACGTGCCAGGTCACCAGGCTTATGTACTACCTCGCTAGCGAGGACACATTCAGCCTGGAGACACTTGTGGATGATGGCAGCCTCCTTACACGGACGCCCTGATCGGCGAACAGTATCTGACAAGTTGTTAGTCTTAGACAGCTCGTATGCAGTACGGACGTTCTCAAAGTCCTGAAGTGGGAGTTGCACACTAGCGAAATTGCCTTCCAAGCCCAAGCTGATGAGTGGGCCCTCCTCTGAGATGTAGGTGACAGCGTTGAAGTTTGCGATGTTGTTGCGCTGTTGGTAGCGCATGTACTCCAGCTCTGCACCATACTCACTGATTTTCAGGAGGTTTGAACGGCAAGTTGCGAATGGAACGATAGAGACGATGTTGCGGTGCTCACCCATTTTGAACTGGTCAACGGTGAACATCGTAACAGGGTCGCCGAAGGGCGCCATTCCCAGTTTGTTGTAGAGGAAGCCGCACAAAGCGGTGATGCCAGTGATGTCACGGAGAATCCGCTTGAGATTCTCCCAGAAACCAGTGGGCCGAGAGACGGTATACATGGTATCCTGGTTGTAATTCCAAATACGATGGCGAACATCTTTCCCTCCAGCGACACGGTAGTGAACGGAATTGTCAGTAATGGTAAAGTAACCATCCTTGACCTCTCCGGACACTGTGCTGGGTTGAAAAGTGTACATCAGTACTGGAACACCAAGACCAATCAACTCGTTCATATCCACGTAGTAGTCAACGTCAGTCATCACTATGATGTGGCGGTCGGTGATTTCGTCACGACGATAGTCCTGGCGGAAATCAGCGAGGCTGTAGAACTGACGTGATCCGTGGTATTCGGCCTCACGAGGCGATGGAGAAATGATGTATGGCTCATAGCCACTCTTCTCGACAACGCTCAACATGGTTTCAGTAGCACTATTCCGCTCGGTGGCGGCCTCCTGGTGGGAATGTCCCTTGCGCACAGAGATGCGCACTAACTCCATCTGCTTCTGGATACTGGTGCGAATCATCGCAGCGTCGCGGATGATCTTCTTCCGATCCGCAATGACGCGTTGGCGATAATCCTCAATCCGATCCGCGAGCCACTTGGATGTCAGCAGGCGGTAGCCCGTGACAACACAAAGTGTCGCTCCTGTCATGCGGGCGAGGTGAAACTCGTAAGAACGCATGGCTTACACTTGTCGTTGTGTATGCTTAAACGGTAACCTTGCGTAAGTGATATCTCAACAGAGCAAGAGATAATGTTA